CTTGGATTATAAAATAAACCGCTATTAACATCTATGGCTCTATTACCTGATGTTCCATTTACAAAAGTAGGATAAAAATTAGCATTTGTAGATTCAGTCGTTACAGCAACATTGGTCGCATTAGTGGCTGTTCCTGATAATGAACCTGAAAACGAGGTTGCGGTTAAAGTATTTGATGTTGCTGAATAAGTTAAACCAGTATCTACTTTAATATTATCGTTTCCTGAAGTAACATCAACAAAAGGAACATAAAAAGTTCCAATAGTAGAAGACGCATTTGTAATTCCTACATTGGTCGCATTGGTCGCTGTATCGGCGTTTCCTGATAAGTCACCATTAAACACTAAAGCACTTAAAGTTGATGTAGAGGGAACATAACTTAATACATTTCCAGTTGTATCTGCTCTTAAAGTTTGATTGGTTCCACTTGCACTGACAAAAGTAGGATAAAAAGTATTTATATTTGTTGAAGTATTAGTTATATCAATTGAAGAAGCATTAGCAGAACCTACTTGATTATCTACATAAGTTTTATTACATAAATCATTTCCTACATTTGGTGCTATAGAACATCTTGGGGGTTGGTCGTTAAATGACATAATACCATTTGCTAATATTGAAATTCTATCGGGGTTATTAGCAGTTCCAAATTGTAGTATATTATTAGAAGCATCAACTCCAATATCAAAACTAACATTGTCATTAAATATAGATAAATTGTTTGTAAAAGTAGCCATTATATTATATATTAATAAAATAAAATGTTGCCTTAAATTAATTAACTAATGTAATAAGTAATCATTACTACAGCATCACCGCCAAGAATAGGGACTGGAACTACTCCAGTGCTAATTCCTCCGGAACCATACCCATTTGCTAACCACTTTGCTCCTTTTGGAGCTCCACCAATATTAAGACCGCCCGTTTTACCAGCAGTGGCTCTATAAGCAACCCAATTAGTAGCAACAGCGGGAAAGGAAGGTAAATCAGCTCCAGCATCCGCTCCACCCCCATTTGCCGAAGTAGCGTTTTTTCCATTTAATCCATTTGCTAATGTTCCTATTACATTTGTAAATGGTTGTAAAACTCCATTTACTTGTATATCTCTAGTTACAACATTCGCCAATTCATCGGCATTTCGCGACCTTATCAAAACCGAATTTTGTCCGGCTATTTCTCCTCTAATAAAATTACCCGTAGCGTCAGTAGCAAAAATAACAATAATTTCTTGAGTTGGTGAGACTGGGATTTTACTTGAAGATTTTACAACTTGACCTCCGCCACCGCTACCGCCTCTAAAACCGCCATTATCAGCACCAGCATTTCCTCCACTTGATATAGCCATTAAATCAATTGCATAGCAGTTTGCGGGGATAGTTATAACTTTATTTGATAAATTAGGCGGTTGCGATACGATATAATCAGTATAAGTTTTTATGCCTAAAGATGTAAATGCTGTTGTCTGTTGCGTCCCATCCGGAAACTGAATATAATCCCCGCTTACATTCATTATTAAACCATTTGAATTAATTGATATTGGAGTAGTAATATTACCTAAATTATCTCTTGTTAAAAAGTTATGAGACCCATTGTTATTAAAGTTTTCATATCCTATATTTGTATTACCAACTTGACATTTTATATTACCAATAGGGGGAGCGACTAATGAATTGTTTGTATTTAAAAGTGTTATTGTAGTTGTTGATATATTTCTATCGGTAGATGTAGCAGATGACATAAGTATTTCTTTTGATGCGATAAGTTGAGATGGGTTTAATTCTAAAATTGTTCTTTCAACTCCAACCGATTGAAGTTTAAATTGGTGAAATCCACCAGCAGAAGCATTATTATCATAAATCATATAATCACCCGAACCCGATATTGTTCCAACAGAGGTATTTGAAGCATTAGTAACATTTATATTTGTTGTTGTTACTGTTCTGTCTGCACTGGAACCACCAGCAAAAACGAGTGGTCTATTAGCACTAATAGATGAACTACTTATATTAAGTGGATTAGTTTGAATTCCCCCAGCATCACTCGCATAAAAATTATGAGTTCCCGAATTAGCATTATTATCATAAGATATGCTTGATGAAGAAGCTGATATAACTCCTACTGCTGTATTGGTTGTATTATTAATATTTATATTTGTTGTTGTAATTGTTCTATTACCCGCTGTTGCTGATGTCATTGTTAAAGGTAGGTTAAAACTGGATGCTCCATTAACGACAATTTCTTGTAATGTCTCTAAACCTTGAGCGACGGGGTATTTTAAATATCGTTTATCTGCTTGGGCTTGAGTAAATGCTGTCTCAATTGTATCAAAATAAGCGGAATTAAAAATACTTATGGGTTCTGTATATGTAGGTTTGTTATATGTAGCCATTATATATATACTTTTAGAAAAAATAAAAACTTTTTTAGTCGTTTTATTTGGTGAAGTTTATATTATTTATAATTTTTTTTATGTTATATAATATATAATGCCTCCAAAGAAGAAAAAAGAAGCATCTATTATTGATTGGTATAAAGAAATCCCTAAAAAATACCTACTCGCTCAACATAACCCTAATTTTGAAATACACGGCATCAAACTACCGTTCCGTATGTTAATCATTGGCGGAAGTGGTGCGGGAAAAACGCAGACATTTTTAAATATACTCCATAACTTCGGTTCAACATTCCAAAATATTTATATTATTACAAAAAATAAAGACGAGCCGTTATATAATTATTTAGCCGATAAAGCGGGTAAAGATGGTTTAGAAGTGCGAGAAGGTATTAATAATGCTCCTAATTTAGACGACTTTGATAAAGCCGAACAAACTTTAATAGTAATGGACGATTTAGTATTAGAACGAAACCAAGCGCAACTAGAACAGTATTTCATTAGAGCGCGAAAACTTAATTGCTCGCTTATTTATATATCGCAATCGTATTATGCTGTTCCTAGAATGATACGACAAAATTTAACTTATTTAGTAATAAAACGATTAAATACACTTGGCGACTTATTCCGTATAATGCGAGAGTATAGTTTAGGAGTAGATAAAGACAAGATGAAACAAATATATGACGCATCAACAGATACAAAACAAAACTTTTTAATGGTGGATTTAGAAGAAGCCCCCGAAAATCGTTTTCGTAAAAATTTTAATGAAATTTTTGATATTTCATAGAAAATAATCTTTTATTAATATATAATGATTATTTCCAACTTAAAATCATCAAGCGATTTAGATAGACAACGAAAACTACAACAAGAGTTATTAGATTTAGAAGTGGCCAACGAAGCCGAATTAGAAAGACGAGTTAAGGATTATAAAGACCCAAACAAACCTTTGCCCGTTGCACCTCAATTTAGAACTAACGCCGAATTAAGAAAAGATAGAATAGAACAAGAAAGACAAGCATTAAAGAATGCTGATGAATTAGGCTTTGACTATAAAAAGAGCGCCGATATTGTCGCTTGGTTGTCGTCAAGTGAAGTAGATAAACTTGTTGAATTTAACGCAAACTTTAAAGGTATTAAAAAGGAACTTACGGAAACAACTAATCCAAAGTTATTAACGACTGAATATTTGAAAAACTATTTGGAACGATATTTTGAAGATTTAGATGTATCATTCGGCCGTAAATTTCCTCAACAAACTCAACGAGATATACCCGCTAACTTATCCATTGACGAATTAATAGCAATTGTTCCTCAAATTAATATTTTAGATGAATTAGCAAACCAATTATTACAAATACAAGAAAATTTAAGACGAGATATGAATGTATTATACACGCAAATAAATGGTGATGCGCATAATTATGGAATTGCTGATAGATTAAGAGATGAAACTAATGCGGGACAAAGAAATGCTTATCAACGAGAAATTGAAGCAAGAGAACGAGAATATAGCAAAATACAAAAAGTTTTTAGAGAAGGTATGATTAACATTCAATTGGTTAAATTATATGCTTCCGTACTTCCCGACAATAGTTTTTTTACTACTTTGAAGTTAGCATTACCTCAACAATTACGGACCGATTTAGTAAGACGATACGCGAAATTGTTAGAAAGGATTAAAGCGTTAAATGCCGAAGGTGCTATTGAGTTGTTAGATGAAGCAAGAAATGCGGGTAATTTTGATAGAGTTAGATTGTTATATACTAAAATACAAAAAGCATTATCATTTATATCATCTAATAAAAATATTGATGTCATTCAATCATTAAATAGAAATTATGAAACTGAAATAGAAAAAATGGGTAAAATGGAAGAGTTTGATAAATTAAAAAAGTTTAACGATATTAACGAAGAAAAAACAAGATTAGCAAAAGTGCAATTAGAACAAGTATTAAAAGGCCAATTACCGGTTGAGTTAGGAAACTTAGCGCAAGAAGTTGAAGCGCGAGCAGAAATACAAGGCGAGCAACAATTAGCCCCTATTAGAGCAGAACAAGCATTAGCAAGAGCGGAACAAAGCGCAAGAGAAGCCGAAAGATTAGCAAAGGTAGAACAAGATTTTAGAGAAGAAACAAGGAGAGCAATAGAGGGTAGAAGACCCGAAGCGGAAGCAATTAGAGCCAAATTTGAAGCCGATAGAGCAAAAAAAGCATTAGAAGACCATTTTACTAATATGGTTGAGTATTATAGAAATTTTTTTGAAGAAATAGAAGCCATATCAAGTCCAAATGCTAGAGTTGCTACTTTAAGAGCATTTTTAGACCAATTAGGTATTAGTTATAGAGATATAAAAATTACGCAAAAACCACCCGCGCAACTTGCTGATGAATTTCTACGAGAATTGAGAAATTGGGTTGTTAGAGAACGAATAGAACCAAATAGAAATAATGTTAATTTTGATTTTGAAAATCCAAGACAAAGAGCGACAATTTACACTAGTGGTGGAAGAGAAACCGCTAATACAACTATTAGAGGTGTAGGATTAAAGAAAAAACTAAAAGAACACTTTAAAGATGATGAAGCCGAATTAATGGAAATGGCCAAAGCCTTAAAGAAGCATTCTAAAAAAGAAAAGATGATAGATGCTTACGCTGAAAGTAGCGAAGACGACGAAGTAGGAGTTGGCTTTAAACATAAACGAATTAAAATCGGTAAAGGCATTAAAGCAGAAAAGAAACCAAATTATAAAACATTCGGCAAATATGTTATTCATATGGGTCATCTAATAGATAAAAATATAGCAAACTTTAAATATCCGTCATTAGGTTCAATTCCATCTATCAAACCAATGGCTATAACAGATGATTACAAAGAGTTCATTTTAGATACATTAGAAAACGAAAAGCCTAATGAAAGAATATTACGCAAATTACCGATTGAAGAACAAAAGCATTTTGAAAAGGTCGTTGCTGGAGCCGGATTATTAGATACTTTTAAATTAAGACGAATTGGCGAAAAAGACGAAAAAGAGCAAATAGAACGATTTAATTTGTTAAGAGGTGAAATATTGGCGGGAAATAATAATGAAACTATGATTAAAGAATTGCGAGGTATGGTCGTTAAGTTTATGAACGACGGAAGAATTAGACGACAAGAGGGAACTAATATGTTGATGGAATTGTCCGTCATTTAGTCCACTTTTAGGAAAAGCGGAGCAAAAATGAAAAGTAAAGCAAATTATTTTATAATATTATAATATAATGAAAACAATTATTTTAAATAGTGAAAATGTAGTCGGCGGTTCCAATAACTCAAAATTCGTATATAATTTTCCGCAAGGAGGTTATACATTTAAAGACGATTTAATAGCCATTCAAGAAATTTCAATGTATTTTAGTGCCTTCAACATTACTTCAAGATACAACAATAATTCATTTAGTTATATATGGATTGATGGGACTACTTGGACGGTAAATATACCCGATAGTTTTTTACAAGTGAAACAAATAAATGAATACTTACAATCCGTTATGATAGCAAATAAACATTATTTAGAAGATAGTGTAGGAGACTATGTATATCTATTAGAAATTATAGTAAATCAAGCCCGATATGCAGTTCAACTTAACGAGTTCCTTATTTCAACCGCAATTGCTACTACAAATAGTTGGACGCGACCAGCGGGCGCTACTTGGGTATTACCTACTAATCCAATATTACCATATTTCGTTATATCGGCAACAAACAACTTTAAAGATTTAATCGGTTATGTAGCGGGACAATATCCAGCGGGAGCAATTAGCGGAATACCACCCGCCCAAATACAAACGCCTTCTTATTCAGTCGCCCAATCGCAGTTATCTAGTATAGCACCGCAAATAACACCTTATTCATCATTTTTAGTTTTTTGTTCTTTAGTAAATAATAGAGCCGTTATTCCATCGCAATTGATATATACTTTTACACCTACAAATACTACTTTTGGAGCATTACAAGTGTATCAACCAAACGCAGAGTTAGGGTGGAACAAAATAGAAAACGGACAATATACGCAGTTTAGTATTGAATTTAGAGACCAACTCGGCAATCCAGTTGCTTTTCAAGACCCTAATACAACGATAACATTATATACCAAAAATAGACACGAGGAATTACCGGCTATTCAAAAATAATAATATAACATTATAGTATATGTATATTGTCAAAAGAAGTTCAGCGCAAGGGGGTTTTAATGTTAAGCGAAAAGGAGGTGCAATTCATAGGTTATATAATTTGAAGACCGAAGGTTTAGGAAAAGCAAAGAACCCCGAATTTTACGAGAAAACCGATGTATCGCATCCATATAAAAGTTTAAGCGGGGGTAATTTGAAAAGTATTGAGGCGGTTAAAATAAAATCTTCAAGACCGAAAAAATACATATCTTTAAACATTTAGTTCACCCTTTAGGAAAGGGCGACCCCAAAAAAGGGGGTAAGGGGGAAAAATCTTTTCCTTCTATAGAATAAAATAATTTCCAAAAAATTATTTTATTAAAGTATATATATAATGGATAATTTGGTTTTTGAAGAAGCCGTTAATGCTGAAATAGATACAAGCGAGTTTATCTCAAAGAAGTGGTTGTATGTCAATGATAGCAACTCGCAGAACTATACATCTCAAGTCGTTATTGATAGCACCCCGTTAGCGAATAGCGGAGGCTGGATAAATTGGAGCGAAGGCTATATCGTAATGCCGTTAGTCGTTGAATTGAAATCTACGATTGCTGGCTCGCTTCCATTAGGAACAACACTCGCCGACCATTCTTGGGCTTTTAAGGCGGGTTTTTGGCATATGATTAATAGTATGACTTTAGAATTTAATAACCAAAATTGCGTGCAACAGACACCCTTTTTAAATGTATTTAGAAGTTTTAAAGCCCATACATCATTTAGTTATGACGACCTTTTTAATGAAGGTTCTACTATTGGATATTGGCCCGATAGCGCCGGTTCTTGGGCTTTTAATGATGATAATGCTACAATTACCAACCCTTTACGCGCTAATGGTGTCGGTTTGTCTAACAACAAGCAAGTTCCAATTATGGTGGCTCAGTCTCCCGTTGCTGGTGCTTCTATTACAACCGCTACGCCTTTAATTTTAGGCACTGCTTACGCTAGTGTTTCTACTGGTGCTACCGCTTCCGGTGCAACTAATCCTTCATCTTTATCGGGTGATGATTACGGCTGTAATGCTGGTTTTGCTAAACGCTCATCTTGGTATGGTTATTCTAATGCTGGTGATACTCTTAATCAAGATGCTATTAACGGTCAAGCAACCTCTAATGCTGTTTATCGTTCGTCAAAACTCGTCCAAAATAGTGCTGGTAATGTAGGGTGGCAAGTTTATGCTAAACTTCGTCTTAAAGATTTAAGCGACTTTTTCCAAAAATGCCCTTTATTGAAAGGTTCAACTATTCGTTTCTACATTAACACTAATCAGTCCTCAATTACTTTCGCTACAACTAAGGGTGCTATAAGCGGTGCTGGAGTTTATACTACAACACCTACTATTGATGTCACTAATGTTTCTGTTCTTGGTGGTCTTACAAATCCATTAATGATTGCGTCAGCCGATATAGGACAAGGTTTAGCCCCATTGGCCGCCGATACTTACAATCTTTATGTCAATGTTTTCAAAACTGCTGATGGATTGTATCAAACGGGTCTTCAGTCTTGTCGTCTATACGCACCGGTATATAAAATGAACCCATTGGCGGAACAAAGGTATTTACAACTTGCACCAACTAAAAAGATAGAATACCGCGATATATTCCAATATCAGTTTAACGACATTGCCGGTAACAACACTTCATTTAATATTTTAGTATCTAACGGTATTGCTAATATTCAGTCGGTATTAGTCGTCCCGTTTTTGTCGGCTTCTGCTAACGGAACTTCTTATAATACTTTGTTATCTCCCGTTTCAAGTTCCGGTGCTACTCCCGACCCAATCGTTTTAACGAATTTTAATATTTTGGTATCCGGTGTTAATTTATTTCTTAATAACCAGTATTACGATTACGAACAGTTTAATCAAGAACTTAAGTCGTCAAATCAGTTGAACGGTTCATTGACAACCGGTTTAGCATCGGGTCTTATTAACGAAGATATGTTCTCTCGTGGATACAGATATTATTACGGAAACTGCTCTCGTATTCTTCCAAGTGAGGAAGGCGTATCTCGTTCCATACAGATACAAGGACAGAACGCTTCATTAAAGGCTTGTAATTTGATGGTGTTCGTTGAATTCAAACGAAGTATGGTAATAGATATCGCCACTGGAGCGAGAATAGAATAAATTTAATAGTTTAATAGTTTAATAGTTTAATAGTTTAATATTATGATAGGTGTTACATAACATTAAATAAAATGGGTGGCGGTTTAACGGGGCGATGTTTCTACCCATATATAATTAAATACTTATCTTTAAATTGTTTTATTTTAATATAATATAATGATAAACCCAAGTAAAATTAAAGTATTAAGAAATAAAAATGATAATTATTTAACACCTATTTCAATGACAGAACAATTATTAGAAAAATTAAATATTGATAAAAACTCATCTATATTTGAGCCTTGTTGTTCTATTGAAAAAACAATTATAACCGCCTTACAAAAACAAAACTATAATAATATACATTACAATATTTATAACGACGACAGCAATGATTTTTTAAAGTTTGATGAAAATATAAAATACGATTATATTATAACAAATACGCCATATGGAGATTGGACTATTATTAATTTTGTAAATAAAATGAAAAAAGTCGCTACAAAACAAGTTATAGCATTATATCCATTAGCAATTTTATGCGGAACTAAAAAATATAATAAATTATGGAATGATAAAGAATATGGTTTAAAAGAAGTATATGTATTTGTTAGACCAGCATTCTTAACAAACGAAATTAGAACTGATGGAAAATATAAAACGGGCATAAATCAGTACGCTTGGTTCATTTGGGAAAATGGATTTAGTGGCCAAACAACTTTAAGACATATTGACAATACCGATTTTGTTTTACGAGAGAAAAAAAATAAAATGATAATATAATAATGCCTTACGAAATAAGGAAATTACCGAAAACAAGTTTATATAGAGTTAGAAATAAAGAAACTGGCGAAATTAAGGCAAATGCGACTACCAAACAAAACGCTTTAAGACAAGTTAGATTATTGCACTCTTTAGAAGAAAAACCTATTAAATGGATTAAGTAAATTAAATAATATGATTAATTAATTATAAATAATTATATTATGTGTGAAAATTGTGTATATATTGAAATCATTGAATTATCTTGTTATACAAAAATGTTTATTCATTACAATAGTTTATTCATTCCTATTTGGATACAATTTATTGACACCGACGGAAAAACATTTTGTTATATTAGAGATTTAGATTAATTTATTTTCTATTATAATATTATAATGAAAGATTTTGTCCCTCATCAAATACACTTAACAAAACAGCAGATTTCTAAATTAGGCAAAGGTTTAGCAACTAATTTAAAACACTCTCAAATGGGTGCCGATAAAGGCGAATATGTCGTAATGTTACACCCTTCTAATGCTAGAAAAATGTTGTCGTCTTATAGAAAATCTAAAGGTATGCGTCTCAAATTAAGTCCCGAAGAAGTTGAAATGACTGAAAAAGAAGGAAGCGGATTTTTTAAGTCATTAAAAAAACATACTGGTGTAGGTAAAGCCCAATTTCTAAGCAGTGCTAAGTCTATCGGCAAACAAGTAGCAACAACCGGCGCAATGGTAGCCGGTGAAGCAATCGGCGCTTATACCGGAAACCCCCAAGCCGGCGAAGCCATCGGCAGAGCATTAGCAAGAGCAAGTGAAAAAACAATTGACAGCGTAGAACCATCTAAAGGAAAACTTGGCGTTAAATTTGACCCAAAGAAAGGCCTTAAATCTTTAAAGAAAGATGCGAAAATGTATGCCGTTGAAGCCATTGACCGAGAAATTGATAAACTACCCCCATCTCAACGAGCAGTCGCAGAAAAAGCCTTAGCGGGAGAATATCCCGATGCGACTAGTTTCATTATGGATGCCGGAAGAGCATCAGTTACCGGTAGAGGCGTATTAGGAAAACGACCACCAAAAGGAAGCCCCGAAATGAAAGAATATATGGCGAAACTACGAGGTCTTAAAAAAGGAGGAAAAGTTAATCTTAAAAAATCATTCAAGAGTTTAGGACGAGATATTAAAAAAACCGCCGAAAGTGCGGGTAAGGCTTTAAGTTCAAAACAAGCGCTTTCAGCCTATAAAGAAATTGGACGCCACGCAATAGAACAAGGAATACCCGCTTTAACAAGTTTAGCATCTATGGCAGTCGGCGACCCTACCGGAATGAGCGGTTCAATGTTAGGTAATATTGGAAGTCAATATGCAAGTAGCGCTTATAGCGACGCAGTCGGCAAAGGTATAAGACCAAGAGGAAGACCAAGAAAAGGAGGCGCATTGGCTTCAATGTCTAAACCATACAAACAAGCATTAAAAAATAATTTTGGAGGTTTAGAAGTTGCTTCATTTAGCGATAACGCCCCAGTATCAAGTTTTTCAGTAAATCCAAAAGTTAAACCATCGTCTAGCGAAATGACATTATCACCTTATCAAAATTTATCATCACCAGCAATGAACCCATTTGTCCCCAAGTCTTACATTCAAGAAGGTGGAGTATCTAGCGGATACGGAGGCAGAGGACTATATGCCGGAGGTTTATTTTAATCAATATATAATAACTTAAAAATTAAATATTTAGTTATTATATGGGACAAGGTAGAGATTTAATATATTATAACCAAATACAAGATGGAGAACATATTTTATTAAATGGTAATAATTGGGTTTCAATTGAAGGATATAATATATATTATTTTTCAATTATAGACGGCGAAATGTTTATAAATATTGAAATTAATACATACCCTAATGACCCTAGAGAATTATTAAATTTAATTAATACAATTAGATATAATGAATTTTAGGAAATATATATTTAAATATTTAGAATTTAAAATCTACATATAATATAATTATATAGAATGGATTATAAACAACTATTACAAAAAGATTTAGACTTTGGATTTCAACAAGAAGACAAACTATTAAATGTATTTAGAGAGAAATTTGACAAACATTTATGCAAGACCAATGATTTTAGTATTATAGACTATATTAGTCCAAAAACTTATTTAGAATTAAAAAGTCGTAATAAACCGCATAACGAATATCCAACTATTATGATTGGCGAAAATAAAATGCGATTTGCTGAGAAATCAAATAAAAAAGTCATTTTTGTATGGAATTTTACAGATGGGATTTATTATTATGTTTTCAATAAAGACGACTTAACTAATGGAAATATTAATTTTGCGATGGGAGGACGAACCGATAGAGGCAAAGATGAAAGAAAGATGTGTGCTTATGTTAAGTCATCTATTTTATTACCAATATAATATTATCTAATTCTATATTAAATGCTAAGTAATTTTGATATAGAAAGAATATGCAATATTTTGGAACTTCCTATTGTCGGTGTTTTTAGTAAGGATAGATTACCGCAAGAACGAAAAATAGGCAGTTATTATGTTAATTTACAAAATCATAACGAAGGAGAAGGTAGCCATTGGGTTATGTTTAAAATCTATTGCGACGACGAACGAGAACAAGAAACTATTACAACAGATAAAAAAGGAAAACGAGTTTATCGTTGTGGCGCTTTGTATTACGATAGTTTCGGGTTTGATATGCCGAAAGAAGTTGAACGATTTTTAGAACCATTTAAACCCATACCATTTAATAATAGACAAATACAAGGCATCAAACAAGAAGAGTGCGGTTGGTATTGTATTGCTTGTGATTACGCATTAGAATATAAACAGTATGGGGAAACATATTTAGACGATTTTCAAAAATTTTTAGCATTATGGAGCGACGAACCAGCGTCTAATCTTAGAATGTTAAAAGCATTTTTCAAACCATTATAATATTCAATTATATAGAAAATTACTTAAAGATAAATAATTATCTAATATAAAGTATATAATGGAAAATGAAATATTAAGCGAAAAACCAAAGTATTATAATGAAGCCCATAAAGAAGCTCAACAACGATATAGAGAAAAAAATAGAGACGAATATAATAAGTCTCAAAGAGAACTCTACGAAAAACTTAAAACTGATGCTGATTGGCGCAAGAAATTCAATGAACGCTCATCTAAAAACAACCTTAAGTATAGGCAGAAAAAAAAAGAAGAATTATTAAAAGACCCAAATTATATTCAGCGTGGAAGAGGACGCCCAAGAAAACAACCAATTAAGGAATAAAAAAAAAATTGAAATTAATTAATTGAGTTTTACCTAATTAATTAATTATATTATATAGTATGAAAACTATATAAAGAAATTATTATATATATAGTATATATATGAGTGCAAGAAAAACAATTATAGGAGGTTCTTTAAGCAATCCGCATTTTCGTAAAGCATTAAGACATTATAGGATTTTAGATGAAGTAATGAGTGTTAGGAACAAGTATGATGAAATCGCAAAACGATTAAACATCGTGCCTACAAGACCTAACTCAACAAAACTATTAAAACGAGGCAGTGATGCCTATAAAAGATTTATTGAAAGAGAAACCATTAGGAGATATGATATAGTATTAGAACAAATCGCAGAGGCTAAGGAGACCGCAACTAAATCGCAAAAAACCAACTTGATGACTAGTATTAAAAGAGATAAAGTTAAACCGAGAGTTGTTGATAAGTTCATTATTGATGCTTATAATAAGTTTAAGTTATACAATTACGAGTTAAAAGATGTTACAACCTTAAAAGAATTATATGATATCATCAGCAAAGAAATGGCCAAGTTAGGAGATATGAACTTTGCCACTATATTCTTTGAAAATAATACAACCGGTAAAGTAAGGGGGTTATCCATTAAAGTTTCTAACTTTGACACCTACGAGGATTTTGAAAGTTATGTTAATAAAATGATTAATGGTGAAATAGTAGGTAGCGACCCATTTCCGGAAGACGAATTTACATTGTTATTTGATAATATACATATTGCTACTTATTCATTACCTTCCGCTTACGGAAAAGCAGATGACATTATGTTTGAATGTCAAGGCATTTCAAGCGAAAAAAGAATTTGCGGATTTGAATGCTTAAATCTATTAGGCGGTAGAATTAATGAAAAATACGCAAAAGAGTTTCGTAGGGTTGAACGAGTAATACAATATATCCAAGAAAACAATTGTAAAATCAATCTTGTATGTAATTCATTTTATATTAAAAAGCCCCAATTTCAAATAGTCAATGCTAACGGAAAAGAAAGACTTGAAATTTATAATCGTAAGAAGAAAAGAAACGACTTAAAAGTAGTTAGTCGTCTTTATGATAATGATATAGAACTTACATACTTAGTTAAACTTGACGATGCAGAACATACTATTATATATGATGAAATAGGAGAGCATTTTGACATCATTACTACACCAGCACCAATACTAAAACAAAATGTTAAAATATCATTAGAAGGCGAAGTTATTATGAATGATAAAATCATATTTACACCAAAGCAAATAATCATTAACTCGCAAATAAAAAATAGTGGCGGGTTTGAGTATTTGTTCTTTGATTATGAAACCGTTATTGATTTTAAACGCTCGTCTTGTATGAGACCTTATTCATTATCCATTTTAAGACTTACTGACGATGAACTCGTTATATTAGAAAAGAAAGATTTTGATAAAGATATAAACGCTATTGCTAATATTAGAAAACGAAAATGTATTACTTTTCTAGGATACGATTGTAATCAACAATTTATTAAATGGTTTTGTAAAGAACAGCAAAATACAACCTTTTGTTTTGTCGGCTTCAATAACTCTAACTTTGATAATTTCATATTATTAGACGACCTTTTAAGATACGACCAAAATACAAATAGAGTTTCTTATAATGTTAATAATGTATTCTATAACGGCAGTCAATTATTAAACTTTTATATTAATGGCAGACACTCGGTATTTGACTTACATAAACATTTATGTATTGGTTCGTTAGATAAGAATTGTAAGTCGTTTAAAGTTAATTGTTGCGCCAAAAAGTCTTTTGACCATTCTAAAGCCCAATTATTACACGAGGACAACAATCTTATTAACTTTATTACCGGAAATGAAGAACTTAAAGAATATAACGAATATGATGTCTTAGCAACCGCCGTTTTATTTCAAAAGTATCGTCTTGCCTTAGAAAACATACCATCTATTAAAAAGTATGCAAGAGATATAAAAAGCACTATTACAATCGGTTCATTAATCTATAAAGTATTTAAAGACCATACCGCCAAATTTACAAGAACATTTGGCGATGATGGAAAACTTAAACCTACTTTCGGCAAGTTGAAGTATCAGCATTACAAAGACCTACAAAAATACAAAATAGCCGGCCGTGTTGAATTATTTAACTCAATACAAAAAATCAACGAGCGAATGGCTTCTACAGATGTTTGTTCTTTATATCCATTTGTTATGGCTATTCTTAACATATATTATCCGTTGGGTTCCATTATAGAAGTTGATGAATATAAAGGCGACGATGAAATAGGTTTCTATTATTGTGATATAGACCAAAGCAACTTAAGACCTAATAACCTACCAAAGATATACGCATTAAAAACGGAAATAGAGAACAATTGGGGACACGAGACTATATTAGAAAACTACTTAGTCAGCAATGTTATGATAGGATTGTTACGCAAGTATGGGTGCAATGTTGTCGTTAAAAACGGCTTTATATTTGAAAAGAAAATGAAGTCGTGTGAAATGTTTAAATTCTTGTTAGAAATGATGAAAGCAAAAAACGAGCAAGATAATTTTAATAAAACAAAAGACGATAATTATAATCCAGCCTTAAGAGAAACCCTTAAACTATTAATGAACTCGTTAAGCGGTAAAGTCATTGAAGGATTACATACCGAAAAGACGAAAGACTTTGATAATGAAGCCGAATACTTTAAAATCGCAGAACAAGCCAAGTCCGTTAATTTTATTAATTGTATTGGTAATAAACTATTTGCCACTTATGAATTAGACGAAGAAGCCGTTTGTGAAACAGACCAACGACCAATATATCTTGGCGTATTAATATACGACTACGCAAAAAGATATATGTATGAAAACTCGTATTCCAAAATAGGACTTAACGATTTAGTTTATACTGATACTGACGCAAGCAAGTTTCGTTATAATGCTATGGATAGATGGGTTGAATGGATTAATAATAATAATATACAAGTTCCTCATTGGGAAGAAGTAGAAACTTATGATGATAGGTATTGTAATCATCTTATATATAATCCTCATTCAAAAGTCTTCGGTTCTTATGAAGACGAATTAGAAGAAATGATAGGTGACGAATATCTATTCTATTGTTTAGAGAAAAAGTCTTGGGCTTATTCCGTTTTAAAAGATAATAAATGGAAAGACAAGTTTAAGTTTAAAGGTATTAACGGCAGAGCCTTAATGCTAACACTTGAAGAACCCTTTATTGAAGAACATATTATTCGTAGTAAAGGTGGTTTATTACGAACCGAATATAAAGTAAAACCCGAAAGTGAATTAGAAGTCTATAAATGGTGTGAAGATAATAAAGACAGACAAATAGAACGCGGAAATGTATTAAAGTTTTACGAACAAATATATGCAACAAAAGAAGCATATGTGATGACTAACTCGTTTAGAAAAATCGTTAAGAATTCGGCTCACTCCGTAGATATGGGTGACGACGAAAAGTATAACGGATTGATGAATAAGATACAAGTCAATTATATGATGAAGCGTATTAAGATAAATCAAAGTTAGATATTAATATTTCATTAACCTTTTTATTACCTTTGCTTTTAACTTGATAAATCGTTTCAACACTTTTAATATAAAAATCATTTTCAAATAAACTTCTATTCTGTGGCGTATCATCGTAAGACATTACGAAACGCCCTTGTATTGACTTTAATACATTATATAAATCATTAGCCTTTACATCATTTCCATAACTCCAATACTTCTCATTCTTAGAGTACGGCGGGTCTAGATAAAATAATGTATCCGGACTATCATATTCTTTAATGACATCTTTATAATCATCATTCTTTACAATTGTATTATTTAATAAGGTCTTATATTCTTGAAAATGTTTCTTTAAATACTTAAGTTTAACTGCTCTCCAATTTCCATTATCTTTATACGCTTTCCGCACCATATTAGAACAAAACGAACACTTATTTAAAAACATATTTCGTTTAAATCTTTCATACGGGTCTGTGATGTCGGTTCTTGCTAAGTATTCATCAAAAAGCGCACCATTACCCATAAACTCAAAGTCTATATTATCTATAACTCGCAAGTCGCTCCATAAGTCGTGTATGTTTTTATCAATATCATTTATAACATTAACCTCCGCTAACGGCTTTGAAAGAAATATTGCTCCCGCTCCTATAAACGGTTCAACATAAACTTTATGCAGTGGGAACTTCGGCACTATGCTGTCAATTAAATGAGATTTTCCGCCTAAGCGCGAGAAAAAAGGTCTTACCATTGATGATATATTAAGTAGATACTATAATTTCCTAAAGAAACGACAAAAAAACAATGAAAAAATCGTCTTATGCTCTGTATAAAACGATTAGAATACCATTTGTGA